TCCAAATCACTTTGTTGTTCTGTAAGCGTGATGAGGCCGGTATCGGGGAACTTTGCCATTGTCACCCCTTCATCGGCATCTTCCACTACGATTCGCGTGTCGCCTGGATTGTAGTCCTCTGCTAGACGGATTCTTAGTGCATCACGAACCAAATACAGATTATTGTCGGAATCATAAGCATCAGGATATAAGCTAGATTCGGGGATACTCATTATATCACTATCACCTTATAGTCTAGTGGGACAAATAGTTGTCGTTCATCGGCATACACCAGCAGCAAGCCCGGTTCATACTCTCCTGGAGACTGATATGTGTGTGTTGTAGAGTGAAAGTTCGGATCTAAGGCGGTTTCACTTTCCCCATCTCCAAAAACCCAAACTCTACTTGCTATTGCACCTTCTGACTGATCGACAAATTTAAACGTGGCGGGCGTGGCACTGGGGTTGGTTCCTGTTTCAACTAGGTCCGCTGCTGTATCGACAGAATAAGCTGGCTGAGATTGGTCTGCTTGTACAACATAGAAGAAAACAAGGGATTCCTCTTCGGAAACGCGAATGTAGCTTTCTTTGGTTGTAATGCCCTGTGCCCCCGTTCCGGTCACAACGGTTAGCGTGACTGTATACTCTCCTTCCGCGTAATAAGTGTGGTTGGGACTTCGCTCTAACGAAGAACCGCCATCTCCGAAATCCCACAATACGCGAATGACATTACCAGAAGAGAAATTTTGAAACCTAACGTTTAGTGGTGGGGCCCCCAAACGAGGAAATGCTCTGAATAGGGCCTTGGGGGCTACATGCTTCACCTCTAGGAGTCGTACCTTTCCGGCAATGGTGGCTGTGTCGGTGCTTGTTCGCAGACCCGCGTAACCTTCCATGTTGATAACGGCATCTTTAACCGCGTTGTGTGGTTCTGCCATAACGGCATTGACTACAGGAACACCCGCAATCCACTGGTTTTGTCTGGAACCTACAAAGCCGCGTTGGGTGTTGGTAAAAACAGTATCGGTTCTGTTGCCGTAGTAAACGATTTCCGCAATTCCCGGTTCTCCTGGGGGTACTCCTATCCGCAATAATCCTTGTGGTGGAAATAGGGTGGCATCTTCGACAATGATCTTGTCGGCATTGTAAGGCAATCCTTGTTTCAATACGGTTTCCGCATTGTTGGCGGCTTGGTATAAAATCACCTTGTCATCTATTGCCTCTGGGAACAGCGATAAATCACCAGGAACATAGCCTTCATCTATGCTTGTGACGCGGTCTGCCATTATTCTCCTTTGTCGCTCAACCTACCTTGCTTTTTTTCGATTTGCAGTTGTGCTTTTTGTTCGATTTGCTCCAACCAGCCAACAAGTTCCTTTCTGATGGGGGTGTCTTTATCAAGAGCCAGAATGCATCTCACCAGATTCAAATCTAGTGGCTTTTGTGTCAGCACCCGAAGTTTTAACTCTTCGCTGTACTTTTCATTCCAAAGCTCTAGGTTCGTTTGGTAGTCATCGAAGGGCCTGAGGGGTTCAACCTCCTCAATTCTCCTGAAGGCTCTAAGGAAGAAATCCGCTTCTTCTTCGGTTTCTCTCTGCGTTTTCAGCAGATCTTCCAGACTCATCTCCAACTTTCTTTTCTTGCGTTGTAGTTTCCGAAGTGCTATCTCGGTACTTTCTTTATTTAGGTGGTCTGCCTCAAATTCGCGTAAAAGGCCTTGTTCGCCCTCAATATCGATTTCCACTAATCGGATGTCGTCTTTCGCCTCGTCTATGGCTAATTCCATGTTTTCCAGGGCATGTCTTCTAGCCGATATTTCATTCAAACAATGTCGTAGTTTGGCCTGTAGGGTGGGTTCTTTCCCCACCATGAAATACTTCATCTGGAAGAAGCTCATTCTATTAACGACTTTATTTTCGGAAAGAAGTTGGGTAATTTCGCCTAAAATCTCACTTGACATATTTTATCTCCTCGGCAACAATGGTTAATGTAATAGAGTTTTCGAACAGCATTTAGGAGCGATCTATGGGGAAATTGAGCGGTGCATTGGGTTATTTGTCTGGAGCGATGGAGTATGCAGAAGACGCAGGGGTTGGATGGCGGCGTGAATTCTGCAAATTGATCCGACATACAAAGCCCAAGCTTGAAGTGGGCCTACTAGATCCCACCGACAAACCCGAGGGCAAATTCGGAAATGAAGATACGGGCTATCAAGTTGCACTTCAAAAAGCTGGCCGATTCCGAGAATTGCAACAATATGTGCGGTCATACCGCCGTCATGATCTTCATTGCACCGATTCTGCTGATTTCATCATTGTCGTGGTGGATCATCGCATCCCTCAGTGGGGAACTGCAAATGAAACCTATGTTGCCGAAGGTCGGCATATTCCTACCTATTTTGTTTGTGAAAATGGACTTTACAATCTTCCTCGCTGGTTGTTTGATGTGATTGACAAAATCAAGAGCGACGATCCGGTTATCGCTCAAAGAGAAGCCAATGTTTTCGGTTCTATCGAAGAGGTGGTAGAGGAATTGGTTGCTTTGGACCAAGGAATCAAACCGTTGTCGGAAGAATGGGAACTGATCCGACTTGCCATCAAACAAAGAACGGAAATCATCAGCACATCTTTGTTCCCAGAATCGCTTTGAATTTCACCCCCTGTTTCGCCGCATCTAGGGCCCAGATCTTTCTGGACCATTCAAAGACATCATTAGACAAATCTCCCACGGACTTAAACGTTTTGTGGTGCATGCAAAGGCCGTTAAGTGTTGCCTCATAGAATTCGGCGTAAATTTTGACGGGATATCCGTCACGATTATAGTCAACAACAATTGGATATAGCACGTCTTTTTCGCTTTCAATCCAATAGGAATATCGTTGATCCAAACTTGGTCGCACTACGGCTCCAGCCATAATAATGATATTCCATGCCTTGTTGCCCTTCTTCATTCCGGTATTTATCAGGGAGGTAATTGTATGTTTGCCTCGGTGAGCAGGGCAGTATTCTTTAATCTCTTTGAGTTCGGCTGCCGTCGTATCCTTCCCTGTAACGCAAACAACAGGGAAATCCTTTGGATACCGATTGCGAATGGATCGCATAGTACCCTGAAGGGCACCAGGGTTAAATTCTGGTAACAGGATAACAAAACCGAAACTCAATTCTTCATGTTTGAATCGAGTCACTTTGTACCTACTATGGTGCTAAACTTTGGTCGAAATCAATTCTGATTACGTCCGAACTATTCAACGCTCGATTGAGGATGAATGTGCCAGCGGCAGGACTGGTAGAAGAAATGGAGGTTAGTATCCAAGTGCCATCAGGTCCTTCGCTGCCGTCGTAAACGTAAACAGCCTCAGTGTCGCTAAGTCGGATGCCGTTCACATAAACTCTCAACGTATCCGACATGAATGCTGTTCCAGCCGCCGTCGTCTTGTAGTGCTGATAGTCAGGCGAAGACGGAGTCAAGTGGGCTGGCTCTAAATCGTAAAAATGTTGATGGGCCGCCGCTGGCGGAAATACAGTATGGGCTTTGATGATGTCAGGAGCATCTAGGGTAAATGTCACCGTATCTGAATGGCGAAAGCGGGCGGTTCCTGTCTCAAGTAGTTCCGTTGTTGAAATCGACTCTATTTCTATATCAAGCTGGTTTGCCTGAGGATCGATAAATGCCAATTTATCTCGCTCTGATTCCAGCATTCGAACGTAAGTCGTTGATATTCCATCACTTCCATCCGTGTGAAAGGCAATGTTATGCATGGACTCATCAACGGCAACCGGCTTCAAAGCACCACTGTCTTCAAGCGATTGATTCAACCGATTGTCAAGACTCCCCGCTGTTCCCGTGGAATTGCGCAAGATATCGGCATTTATGTCTACCTGGAAATTAACAAGCTCAATCCTTGTTAAAATGTTCTGCAAAGGCAGATTGTCGTATAGCCAATGATACGGATAAATCGGTTCGTATAGAACATCTTGAATTAGATCGATTTCTGGCATATTACTCCTTGGGACTTAACTCGCTCATGATCTCCTTAAGATTATATAGGTCGAACGACAAAAAGGTTTCCCACTCATCCCCAACTTCATTGGCCTTATCCCCGGCCCATTCCATGATGTTCATCCACTGTTCTCCATAATTGCCCAGTATTTCCTCATCCTTTGCGATGTTTCTGAGGAAACGATATACCGGCTGTCCCGCTGCCGCGTTCCTTTTGGGCCCTTTGTGGTAATCAATCATCGCGTTTTGCATCTTGGCATTGGGAGCATGATTGACCATTCCCCCATAACCTAGTGGAACCACTTTCCTAGAAAAGTCCGTCGTCCGCTCCTTTTTCACCAACTTGCCCGCTGCGGCAAACTTGTATTTGTCAGCAAAAGCGGTACATTCGTCAGCGATAGAGTTCGTTTTGACCTGGACCCCGATAATCTCTAGGTAGTCTCCCGCCTTCAGCGGTTCAGCAGCAAATACTCCCAAGCCCGCATTCGGCACGGTCGATTCCTTTAGGTAGAATCTGGTGTCGGTTTCTTCGACTAAGTACATTCCCAATACCCTTTCTTGATCGCGGCATTGACTTCGGCAAGCGTAATCGTTTGCCCCAAAACCTCAGACAAGCTCTCAAGGAAGAATTGACATATGTCGCCCTTAAGACTTTTGCCCAAGAAAGAATCTTGTCCACACATCCTCTTGGCTCTGCGGACTTCTTCCATGTCAAAGCCGAAATCAAATAGCTCTCCATCTATCATAAGAGCCTTGAATTGCCGATCCTCTGCGGGATCGTAGACTTCTTGTATCTCAAATGTCTTCTTCATTACACAAAGCTCAGTCGCCACGTCCAAGTCATTTGCATGATCGAGCTTTTGGTTACACCACCAAATGTCGTCATACTGTAAAGATCTCCTGTGTTCATCTGGAGAGCCATCTCGTTCAATACAAAACCATTTCCCTCGTCGTAAGTAATTGTCGATGTGAAAACTACTTGACTGGCATTATTTGGATCAATTGTGCTGATGACGGGCTTGTTCACCACAGTGGTGCCAAAAAGACCATTCCTGTTAGCATCAACATGCCTTGGTTGTCCATCTGCACTTGTTCCGCCATCACCAAAAAGCATTCTGGTGATGAAGAAATCGTAGTTGGTTCCGTATTCGTTGGCTAGACTTGCAGCAAGAGCCTCGCGACCTTTCCTGAGAATGGCATTCGGGAAAATAATCCTCTCCTCTTTGCCATTCTTCCAGGTTTTTAGAAGTTCAACTTCGCCTTTTAAACGAATAGTATCGGTAAATTCCACTATACCTCCATCTCTTCTTGTGTTCCATCAGCATATTCAATCTTACAGGTAATAGATTCTTCCTGACGAACAATGTCTAGAATCTCATCCTTCCTGTCTTCCTCTGTATTAAAAATGCGGACCATCATCGGACTGCCGTATTCGATGTCTACCTCTGTGATCGGTTTGCCCCGACGATCCACGTAGTCAAAATCATATCCCGGTATGGTGGGATGAGTACGCTCGGGAATGCTGAGAGATTGATTGATGAATCGGTAAATGTCGTAAGTAACCGATGTCCCCGTCGTCGTCCAATCAGCATGAGGACCAGCCAAAGTAATGGTTGTTCCATCAATTTCCTCAATCGCGTAGTAGTCGGTGCCTATGAGAACCATGTAGTTTTCTTTGAACTTACTGCTTTCAGAAGCATCCAGAGTTCCATCTGGCAAGTAACTGGCATTGACACCATTGAGAATCGGCAAGCCAGTTTCGTGATCCACCGGAGTTATCAAAGTCAATCCCCGATAACCCAGTTGAGCTATCGCATTGTCCGCAAGTCTTCGATAAACCGTGACCTCGACCCCCGCCACGTCGCCTCCAGTGTAAGCATCAATGTAAAACTGATGGGGATCATCATCGCTGAAACAAATGATTTCGTATTGTGTGCCACTGTAAAGCACGTAATCCCCAATTCGCAAAATATTGCTCACATCATCGATGCTGGTAGCGACACTTCCAGGCCGAAAATCTACACACCCTCTGTCTCGTACAGAAAGGGCACCACCCGTGCCGGTGGCACGGGTGGTGCCACTATCATCAAGTAACGTCCAAGTAATGCCAGTTGTAGCAGCGGGAAGCGTCCCGTCGTCTTCAAGCTCTAAGATTCCATCTGGCAGCACATTAAGAATTTTGTAGGGGCCACCTCCGAAACTTGGGACAGATAACTCCCAGGCGTCCCCTGTGTATTCTGTGTTTTCTTTGTCCCATTCGCTCTTGACCCCTAATTCTGCAAAATCCACAGCAGCATCATCAAACGTGAAGTAGTTGGCCTGTATGATGTTGGCTGGGTCTTGAGTAATGATTTTGTTGGAGAGTCGGAAAGTGAATTGGGATTCATTTACGGGTTGCGTTAAAGCTGGGTCGGCAGCAGCCACAACAGCACTATGGCCAACTGCGTCACTGAGAGAGTAGTCGCCCGCGAGTATGTGTGGGCTTAGGATCTCCATCCAGTTCGAATTATCTAGTGGGCTACCAGACACGCTTTCGTCATTGATCCCCAAGGCTTCGAAGTTAACAAAGTTGCCATGCAAATCATCCGAGGTGGTTCCAGGAGAGAAGATGGCGACATCGTCGTTATAGGCTGTTCCTGTACTTGACATAACTACATTCTCCATATCGGCCAACATGGTTCTTTTAAGAATGGCCAGGGCTGTTTCGGGCGGTACAACGCGGTTGAAAATCACTTGTCCCTCACCCGCCAGCATCACTTCTTCGCCCCGCACTTGAACTTGCACGTTGATTTCTTCGCTTGGGGGCGGAACGAATTCGTTGATGGCCCCGCTTATGTTCATAGAGTGTAGAATTGCCTGAAATGGAACATATTCTGTTAAGATGTTTTGTGCTTCTACAATTCGATCATTTGTCAGGTGTTCTATTTCGATATCAACTGTATAATAACTACCCACACAATCTTTGCAGCAGTCAACGAAATCCTTATCTATATGACAGGGCTCACCTGATTCTCTCTTGCTGCCATTGTATTCGTCCATGTTATACACGTTTTCACTATAGGGAAATTCCGTTCTAATATGGCCGAAAACAAGAGGTTCGTGGAGGGGGTGTTTGATCTGGATGATAACATCAAACATGGGGTCATCTTCTTCAATTACCCGCACGTTCCAGTTTTTAGGAGGATAGCACTGATCTCTTTCATCGCGTAGATCGCCTAGAGGAAGACTACGAACATAATCCTCAATGGTTTGTTCTGTAGCACCTGGGACCTCAACAACCTTGTAGATGATGCGAATTGTGTCTCCGGTTTCCAGAACAATAGGATCTACTGATAGTTGATCGCCAATCCAAGTGAAAGAGTTGTTGACATCATCAAGGTCTATGTAGTCGGCGGTTAGCTCTGTCCAGTCGTCATCTTCGACACCTCTCCAATATAGTTCGAAGTTGTCTAGGTCAAGGGGCAGGGCGTCCTGGCACAGAGAAAACTCGGTTTGTCCTTCCGCGACTTCAAAATAGTCTTGCCATGTATAGTCGGAAATGACTTGCCAAAGCTGCTTGTAGGATTGCAGGACCATTCCTGCTACGCCAAAAGCATCGCTAAGACCGCCGTAGGTCCCTTTCTTTTTGTAGATGCTTGGAGCTTGCCCTATTTGCCTTCTCCAAAGAGTGGGATCACTAGACCGGAGTTTGAGGTTGTAGAGATTGGCGAAAGGCGTCAGGTATGTTTCTGGTGTGGCATTTACGTCCAGGACCCCGAATATTTGGTTGGCCACGTCTTCCAACCAAGTGAATCCCTTGGCGACCGAGTTGTTGAGTTCATGGATGACTTCGGGACTTAGGTCCGAGCTACCCAGCCGTGTTTCATAGGTCTGAGGCAGATATCTCCGCATCAGTGTTTCGTACTTTTCTGGATCGGTACGTTGAGTTGGAAGACTCGTTGTCAGAGCCGTATCCCCAAACAAGAAGAATGCTTGATGGGCTGTGGTTTTATCGCCCGCGATATTAGCTGTCCAAGTCCAACAGATGAAGTAGTCGCCTTCTCGCATCCCTTTTGGTTCCCAAAACAGCTTGAACTGACCTGGGATGGGATCTCCGTTCTCATCAAGATCAGGGATGAGGATGTTGTCTTGGATGACTTTCTCCCGTTCATCGGGAGGAACGCTATCGGGATTTAGCCATGCCGGAAAAGATTCTGTGCCTCCTGTTGGATCATCGTATCCGAAGACCTCGACAGGGATGGCCTGTCTGAAGTAAAAAACGGAGGTCTTCTTGGTTTCGTCAATCCTCTCTTGGATTTTCTCTAGTGCCCGTATGTTCGTTTCGGTAGGGTCATCGCATACTGCCTGTTTTGCCGCCCTGTATGCCAGAAGCAAGTCTTCCGAAATGATTTCGTTTTCGTATTCCGAGAAGTTGGTGTTGGCAAATTCCTTCTCCGCGAAATAGATCTTGACGTAATCTATCTTATAGGGAGTGATTGGACAGTCATCCGCATCCGTGATGAGAATGGTGAATTCAATCGTATCCGTTATTCTGGGAGACTCGTATATTGTCTTTGTGTCTTGTGTCATGTGAATAAGAATGAAATTGTCAAATCATCCGGTCTAATGATTTCGTTGAAGTTTGCAGTAATGATCTGGCCTGAGTTGTTTTCGTCATTCGTAACGAAAGTAATTTCGAAAGAGTCGATTTGCTTCAAATCGGCCAAAGCCTTGGTCAGATCTTTCGCGTCTAAAGTCTGCCCAAACTCCCAGTTGTTTATATCAAAGAAAGCACTGACTCTTCTTTCAATGTGAGTCCTGATTTCTTGTTCGAATTTTCTGTTGAATCGATCCAAAACGGCTTCTATTGAAGTGTCAACTAGTATTTGGGTGCCATCCTTGATACAAACATGATCGGTCAACATCTTCTTGGTTTCTAGTTCTTCCAAAAGATCGGCTTTGAGTTCGTCACCGGCCTCCATAAGGCCACTTTCGTCGCTGGCAAGGATGTAGATGTCAACGATGTTCGCGGCACAACCACTTTGTCTCAACACCGCAGTGCTTTTGCCCACTTGTCCGTGATATGGGGTCGCAAATTGATCGGCTATTGTTTTGTAGTCCAACCCAGTGACCGCTCTGTTTTGAGTGCTAATCCACTCAGGGAGCTTCCGGCGAATATCCTCTAGCGTATCTCCATCGTATCCAAATTCGCCTCTAGTGTAGTTCGTAAATGTGACCGTCACACTAAATTCTAAGCCGGGAACAAAAGCTTGTCGCTCCGTAGTCACAAACCCGGTTACAATATTGCCTCTTGTTCCACCCCCGATTCGATATGTAATTTCTATCTGTGATCCTGGTGAAGGGCTGAGTCCCGCTCGATTATTTCCGAACATCACATAGGCATTGTAGGAGGAATCATATTCAACACGATATTCTCTTCTGGGTTGAGATTCGGTAAAGAAATCGACCTCTTCCCATACAACACCATCTACACTCACCGTAATAGAGTCGAAGAGAACGGGAGAAGAAATCAATTGATATGTTTGCAAAGTCTCCCCTGTTCCCGAGAAAATGTCCGAAACCGTTTCTCCCTCTAACCCAACAATTGCTTGGTTTACCAAGGCTCCAGCAGGGATGATTATGTCCTGCTCGAAAATCGGATTGTTGTTTGGGTCGGCGGGAAATAGCTCTATGGTAATCGGGCCTTCATCTACGGTAACTTCTACAACTACCGGGGCGGGTATGACAATATCCGTAGTAAAGGTGTTGAAGATGGTCGCGGACCACAGGGATCGGGCCGCAATTGGCGGCGTTGGCTCGAAACCAACCAAACGCGACAATCTGAAGGCGTTGTCAATTTCTGTGACTGTGTCAATGAACAACTCATTGACAATTTGATCCATTTTGAAAGAAAGAGTATCTGCCAAAAAGGCCCAGTTTTCGGTCAGCATGATCGCAATTGATCCTTCGACCAAATCGTTGAAGGTGTTCGGTATGACAGTTCCATTCTCACCAAAACGCTCTCGCATAAATTCTACTAATCTGGTTTTCATGGACCAGAAATCTTGGTTTGTATAGTTGAGATTAAAGACGTTTGGGTTCTGAATAATCTCTGATTGTGAGAATGGCTGTACGTCAGCAGGACAATTTTCTGGCATTATGCTCCTCCGAGAGGCACTTCTAACTTGAGTTCCTGTAATTGAGTAATGTCTTCAAAATCCGTAAATTCTATGCGGATATAAAGGATGTGAGGCAAATCATCTAAGGGGTCTGTTAGGTCGAGACTATCTTGTACTCCAACATTCGTTTCTATTGCCGTAACCGCAATTCTGGGCTCCCATGTTTCGATGGCGGTTGCAATCATGTCTCTTGCCAACTCTGCGGTCGCCGCATCATTTTGTTCGAAGACTAATTCCATCAAAGGTGTCCCAAATTCAGGCAGCATCACCCTTTCACCTGGATTTGTTAGTAGCAAGCTCAATAGATCAGATCTAATAAGGTCCGCTCCCGTTTGGGTGTGTAGAAATCCTCTTGCGTGTTTTGTAATGGGATATGGGGCCCCTTGAAAAGTAGCCATTTCACTCCTTATAATTGTGTACAACCCGGTAGTGGGGCACTGCTGGCAAATGGTCTTAGATAGAAAATATGACAAACATGAGCATCCGGTTCGGCAGAAGCCATGACTCTGGTACTGGCCACTATTCTGTTGCCTTGTAGGACACACACCGGATACATCGATGGGCCACAACCCTCACCATCAGGGTCATTTACGTCTTCCCCAGCTAATAGATAGATACGTTCCTTGGCCAGGAAAAAATGGATCTCCGCGACGTTAAAATAGACGGAGCAAGAAGCGTGGAATGAATTGCGACTTACAACCGTGATCCAGTTTCTAGGACCCATGCAGCCACCAACACAAAATTGGCTCCATTCTGTGGGTATGTTCCCTTGATTTATCGGGGCATTGAATCCGGTGGGAGCCGACACATCGTCCGCTCCTATGACAGCGTAGTAATCCATCGATGTTGAGAGGAAGTAATCGCCTCCTGCTCGTACCTGGATTTGTCCCCCTGCCGGGTCTTCTTGCATTCTAATAAAGTGCGGACCAGAACAGACATCGTATTGAGGACAAAATAGTCTGATGAATTGTCGTTGGCATTCTTCTTCCTGAGTGTTGAAGTCGGCCATCATCAGTTCAAGTCCATACCCAGTCCTTAGTTTGACGTAAGCATTTGTCGCTGAATTCTCTGGAATGCCGCCTTCTTTTCTGGCTTGGCATTGTAGGTTGTCCACATCTGCCATGTCGAAAGTATGCCTAGAAGTAGATTCCATATGAATGCCACGCATCGCACCCGCTTGCCCATCTTGACTTCCTTCTTGACAAGCGGTTGTGTGGTCATTCATCGCAATGTAATTGCCTGTGGCTGTTTTCAGAAAGATTCCATTTTCTTCTGATCGGATATTGGTATCTATTTCAACGTCATTCAGCCAAATTTTATGTCCAGTGGTTGAAACCAAGCCCATTTCACACAAACATTTGTCGGTTTCTCCAAACTCAAAATCCCAAAGACCAGCAGTTGGACTACTGGGGTCGTTTTGTCTGTACCACGTAGCGGGTCGGTCTACGGGCTGCTCGACCTCATCGTTGGCATAGAGGGTGTGCCCCGAGAGAGAAATGATTTGGAAACCACTTTGAGGCAAATCGATTTTGTTGTTCTGTGGGGTTCCTACCCCTCGGTATGGCCGACACTCACTGCTGTGTTTGTGATAAGGATTAGCACATGTAGGCTCTCTTTGGAAGAAAGCGTTTGTCGTGGGGTTGCCATCGGCATCATTACACTCACTAACATCACCACCGCCACACTGGCATTGCGGGTGGAGCCATTGTCCTGATGGATGTAGGTTGTCATCCTTGAAAAGTAGAGTTCCACCCGCACCTGTTTGCATTTCGACTCTAGACCACCTATGGTTGCATTTGTAGTTGCCATCGTCTAGCAATAGAAAATGCTTCATAGGTGATTTGAATCCATACATATGCGGATATGTGATTCTAATCTGAGCGTCTGGGTCGTCCCTGAATTCAGAAATGTCATCAATGTCGGGGTGGTTATAGTTGGTGGTGTTCCAAGGGGGAAAGTTTTGCGATCCATCATTTTCCCCGCTTACATAGCCTTGACGTTTTCCATCGTGGATCTTCGAATATTCAGGCATAGGAAAGTCCCATGCCTTATTGCCCGCTGGACCGGTATCTCTATCCCATGTGGTGCCAAGATAAAAAGCTTTGTTGCGATTTCCCCCCTCAAAAATAAGACACAATTTAGATCCGGCTGGGGGAACCCATTGTAGTCCACAATCATCAAAGCCCCCCATTGAAGAAACAGGAGTGGCCCATGGCAATTGTGGCACCGTAGCATCAGGGCTAATTAAATGAGGGCTAAACCAACGCACTCTGCCCTGTCCCCAAGGATCGATAGTATCTACACAAATAGCCAAGTGCATGCCAAACAGTGTTAGTGCTTGAGCCGGGACTTTCCATCGGGTTTTGATTTCGGATTGAACAAGTGTTTTGGTGGTGTACCCTAACTCGGAGAATCTCCCCTCGATTCTAGCTAGTCTATTTTGAACGTCATCGATTACATCTCTCAGAGATGCATTCACGTCTAAATTTGATTTGGCTCCCATTTAAAATCCTTAACACAAATTCTGAACAATGAAATCCCCACCCTCAGCACCAAATGTCGGTCGGTCATCTGGGATATCGGTGCCGGGTGCTTCTAGGAAGAGCTTAACGGTTGTAACATACGAACCCTCTTTTATGATGTGGTTGACCCCCATTATTCTCCAAGCTCTGTTGGTCAATACTGGGTTGCATCCTGGCTCTGCCAACCAATCCCCACATGCGTTGTCATTCTGGTTCTGGGCGAAAGGACTCTTCACCAGATGAAAAGGATTTATGACAACAATAGAACATGTTAGTGTGCCTTTTTTGGTGGGATCTACCATTTCTGGCCGTGGATCACCAACGATTCTCATTTCGGCACTTATCGTATGCAACTGTTCGAATCTGGCATTTGCGCGAGCGTGTTCTTGATTAGCTTTGCCTACATTTTTATCTACGTCTTTTGGAGGATATTGGAGTCTATTTCTCTCATCCCCCACAGTCTCCGATTTTACACCGGCTTTTGTGCATTTTGCATTGTGTTTCTTTTGAAAGGGCATTTTCCCTGCGTCACCCGACAGTTCTGTATTGTCTTGTTCGTTGGGATTGTCGGCGTCTTGTTGTTGGGCGGTATTGCTACTGCCACTAGCACCCCCAGTACCAAATTGAGCCCAAGCAGCCGCATAATTCATTTTGGGACTGAACTCAAGAACATTACTGCACTTCCCCCCATTGACGATAAAAGTCCCAATATTGGCAGCCGATTTGCAATCTTTCATTGGTTTGACTTCTTGTTGGATAATGATTTTGTTGGGATGTTCAGAATCCCAGACAACCACAACTCCACTTTGTCTGTTTTCCTCTAGTGGCTTCATCCTGTGTTGATCTAGCCAACTTCTTATTGTGCTTAATCTGTCCTGTAGGCTTCCCGCCCAAGTTTGCTTAGGGCCTCGTTTGCCTCCTTGGTCCCACTCTATTCCATCAGGGATGATTTCTCCGTTGGCGTCCATTTTTCTGAACTCGACCTCTAAGCGAGGCTTGTGATTGCAAATGTCAATAATTGCATCTTTAAGATGCATTGGCTTGCCGTCCTCGCCATAAATGCAGTCTTCTTTGGTGGAAAACAACATATTCATAACATCTTTGCAAGTGATGTTGTATTTGAATTTTCCCTCAGTAAAATTCACTTCCAAATCTTGTAGGGTTGCATATACAGGTTGTCGGGTTTTTTCTACGTTGTGTGTCCCATCGCAGTTCTGTCCTATCCAGCCCCACTCTACGGCAACTTTGACAACCAATTCGTCCGCTTTTTTAGCACACTTAACCATGTTATGAACGAAATCTCCAAAAGCTCCTCCTTGTTCGTCTATGATTTCAAATTTCAATTCGATTCCATCCGTGTGTCCGTATTCAAAGCTGTTAATGACAATGTTGTTGGGATAGGGAATCCTGCCAGGGGCCGATTTGTTACCCACAGTAATGAAAAAGGGCTTGGGTTGACCGCCCAAGAATGTCGCTCTAACCCACGGTGCCAAAACATCGTAGTCGGGGGGCGTATTTAACTTTCTGCCCTTGCACATGGCATTCCCAATACAGCCAACTAAACAATTAACTGACATTTTATCTCCTACAACAATATCGCATCTGGCAAACGAAGGGTAATGCCCGATTTAAAATCCCAAATGTCCCAAATTTGGTTGGCCACCATGATTCTCCACCAAAAATCAACAGTACCATAAGCTTGTCTGGAAACTAGATCGGGTCGATATTCTGTTCCCGGCGTGATTACCGTAAATTGGTCGTTTGGACTCTCGGGGATGTCCTCTCGTTTCCAGGTGTAAAACGTCATCCGATTCTCATCACCGTAGTAAATCACGGTGTTGTTTATATACCGACTACCGGTACTAACAAGTAGTTCAGAGTTAATGTTTGTTTCGGTTACGTTGTTGGCCACTACGCTCCTCCAGGACTACCTAAAATTTTCTCTTGCCCAGGCAAACGGCTTGTTCTGTATACAACATCCCAATTCGTATCAACATCAAACTTGAAGGGACAAAACGTTGTGGAATCCCAAGCCACTTCCGTTGGAAACTTAACGGAGTAACTTTTAAGAACAACACACAGAGGAAAATCCGCCAAAAGCGTTCCGCATTTGATTTGGCAAACGGGCGGCGGAACAAAGGGGGCCCCTGCTAGGCTACCTGTTCTGGGATAAACTGCACTTTCTATCCATCTCAGGTGTTGGAGATTGATGCTGACATCATCTGGGTGTGAAACCACAAAATGGATTTGCATGCCAATCGCTCTATTTTGAGATGAGGAATAGGTTTTCAGCGGACTAGATCGACCAATTACCGATTCATCACTATAATCGGCTCCTTTTTGGTCGGAGATGTCCGGTAAAACTTTGAAATAGATCCTGGGCTTGGGAGGTATTTGCAACCAACAATCAGGTTTTCCTTGAGCGTTGGCGATTTCAACTAATGGGCCTCCCGGCAATGTTGCTTTTGGCATTTTGCTCCTTGTTACATTCCGTCGTTTACAACGTTTCTGCTAGGTCCGCCTCCTGGCTTACCATATTTCCACACTCCATATTGAGGAGATTGAACGGGAAGTGTATCCAAGGCCGTACTCGGTCTAGGTGCCTCGCCCGCTCCCACTACGTTGTTGGGTTTCATCAGGGCAACTAGTTCTTGGATTCCCTCTTCTATCTCAGTCAATTTGTTGACTTGATCTTGACTGGCAGCGTCGATACTGGACAATTCGTCAGTCCGAAGAGAAGTTGCTGTGTTGCTGGTGGTTGCACGTTCTCTCATCATCGTGCTTTCCACATCATGCCGTTGTGTAGGTTGTACTGGTTGCACCCCCGCACCGCCTGGCGTAATTTGAACGTGTTCGGGTCCTTGTTCTCCAACATATAAGAGTTCTGGACCGTTCGTTACGAACTGACCGCCTTTGGCCATTCCTCGGGCACGGAGTCCACCACGACGTTTGACATGGGCTCTCTGTAGAGCCTCCATCTCATTTAGTGCTTCCTCCCTAGTAATCTCGCCCCTCTTTACCTTCTCCAGAACCTTTTTGCGAATGGCCGTTAATTCTGAGCCAACCGATTTTCCCTTTTTGGTTTCTTCATTTAAGGATTTTTGTATTGTTGTCCCTTCGTCCATGGCCATTCTGTGTTCTGTCATGCTGGCCATGTAGGCTTTTTGAGCCTCTAAGAATTGTGCCTCTACTTCTCGTTCTTTAGCCAAGAATTCGGGAGGTAGACTTGCCGCAAGCGGCGTCCATTGCTCTGTTTGTTGTGAAACCGGTGGGGTTGCTCTTCCTGTAAAAGCCTGTCCTGTTGCAATAGCTCTTCTGGTTTTCTCGGCATGAAGGGCTTCAAGTCTGGCTCTCTCATCTGCCGATGCCGGTTTGAGAGCTTGGTTCATTGCGGCTTCCATATTTACTTTTGATGCATAGGTCGCGGGATCTGCACCGACCGGCAACGTGTATTTTTGCTCGGTTATTTCACCGGTTTCAGGATCGAAAGTCATCCGCACACGTTCTTCGTCTACAAGCACTCCCGCTCCCCCAGCACCTTGACCTCCGCCTTTTATCGCACCACCCACGCCGCCAGCCGCAAGTCCCTTTCCTCCCGCAACAAGTGCTGCTCCCGTTCCCATTCCCATCCCCATTCCAGGCAAGCCCCCCATTCCACCCATAAAAGGCAAAGATAGATTGGACAATCCTGCTCCCATTCCTGGTACTCTGGGGAACATGTTCCCAAATATACCCCCTCCTAAACCACGCATGTTAAAGGAAACCTCCCTTTGACTTCGGCTGGCTCTCTTGGCCATATCGTCGCTGAAGTCCGTGAGCCCTTCATCGTACAAATCACGGAGCATCTTCCTTTGTACCGTTGAGGTTTTTCGTTTTGATGCTGTGACCTTGTTCTCTGCTTGTTTGACTTGTCGTCCTTCTGCCAATTCTTTACCGTGTGCAGCATATGTGGCACTAAGATCACCAACCCAAGCCTTGGACACCTTTTTAAGCGGGGCCCTTGGATCTTTTCCCATCTTCTTGGTTGCGTCTTTAGATTCCTGCTCCATATGCTTTTTCAGCACCTCTAGATCTATCCCTCTGCTAACGGCAGCCGACAGCATATCCATTTTGGTTATGGCATCTTCTAATTCAGAAATGTCTGGGAAGTAATCGTTAATTGGTTCGATGATGCCCTTCCTTATGGCCCAGGCAATTGCTTCAAAGAACGTGGCAAATTTAGCTGTTTGTTTGTACAGAGTTTGAATTGGAGATCCCCCGAAAAAGCTCTCTTCAGTAAACTTTTCCATTGTTCCTTGCAAAGTGGTCAAGAACGAAGCTGTTCTTTCCATCGTGCTGGCCATTCGAGAAATTCTGTTGCCTACATCTTCTGCTGTGGCTTCGTCGGGGAAGTAAGTGTCAACCGGATTCACAATGCCATAGAGAAGGAATTCCGCAATGGCCGAGAAGAATGCTTTGAATATAGGAAGTTTGCCCGCCAATTCTTCTGCAAGTGTTCCATCACCAAACCACTGTACGTCCTTTCCGAATTTGCCAACAACTTCTTCCACAAACTGCATGATTGGCATAAGCGACTGTAAAATCCTAGCCATGCCTTCTACCTTAGGAACAACTGCCTCTATCGTTTGTTCGTCAGGGAAGTAGGTATCAACTGGATTGATAATGCCGTAGAGAAGGAATTCGCTCATTTTGGTGAATAACTTGCGGAACTCGGGCATTGCTTGTTCCATCAAATCGCTGGCTTTTGAATGCCCACTCCATATGCTTCTGTCCGTCCAATCTGTTACTACCTTGTCAAAGAATTCCAGGATCGGAGCTAAAGCTTCAATGATTTGGGCCATGCCTCGGATTTTGGGTACTACGATCTTAAGCGTTTCTTCGTCGGGGAAATAAGTATCAACTGGATTGATGATGCCGTAGAGAAGAAATTCCCCCATGTCTATGAAGAGTGCTTTAAATTCAGGCATCGCTTTCTTGAGTTTTTCGGCTGGAGATTCGCTAAACCAACCTGGGTTTGTAATTGGCAAAATCTGTTTAACCATGATTTCTACTGTATCGGCCAACAGCTTTGTAATTTCTCCTAATGCAGCTAACTTCTTCGTTATTTCCTGCATTTCTTCTTCTTCGGGAACAACCGTAGACACTATGGAGGCTATGTTAATTATCTCCGTTCCCAGAGCCATAAGTCCTATGGTTAATCCACTCAAGACAGCAGCACCAAGAATCATGCCTATAGCCAATATCGGAGCATACCAAGCCATAGCTCCTAAAGCAGCCAATGCAGCCGCACCAGCTACGACCGCCGCAGCGATCTTTCCTGCTGACCACAATAGACTAGAGACATCCTTGGCTATTGCTGCGGCCTCCTCGGCATCAAATCCCATGCTGGCTTGAGCCAACTTGACAATTACAGTGGCCAAAGCAATCATGCCGGGAATTAACAGACCCAAAACAAAAGCCCCTGTTATCATCATGGGCAGCAAGATCGGAGCATACCAAGCCATCGCTGCTAAAGCAGTCAATGAAGCAGCACCCAACACAACAGCCGCCGCGATCAATGCGGCAGCACCCAATAGTTTCGCAACACTCATTGCTGTATTAGCCGCAGCAGAAGGATCAATTCCAAATGCTAAAATAGCCGCTGACAAACTAACGACCCCCTGAGCTAAAGCGACCATGGGTGGGATAAGGATTCCTAGTGTTATGGCTCCTAACATCATGAATCCAGCCAACATCGGGGCATACCAAATCAAAGATCCCAGTGCCGTTAGAACCGCAGCACTCGCTAAAACTACAGCAGCAATGATTCCTACAGCAGTAAACAGCTTTGCAATCCTCATCGCTACATCCATTGCCCATTTCGGATCGGCAATCTTACTGACGGCCCAACTCAAACCCAATAGAGCCAATGCCATAAGCATCATTGCGGGAGCCAGAAGCCCAAACGCAATTGCTCCTGCATAGAAATAACCAATGATTGCTCCTCCCTGAGGACCAGTCACTAACGCTCCCAGTACAGTTAGCCCAGCAGCACTAGCTAAAATTGCAAGAGATATTGCCGCAACACCGGCAAACATTGCTGTAACTCCACCCACTATCTTGGCTACATCTTCGGGTTTTACGAATCTAGTGATTACCCAGCCTAAGCCCATGATTGCAATCGAAAGCAAGCCAAGCGGAATCGCCATCGCAGCAAATACACCCGCTCCTTTCCATACGTCGTCAACAAGTGATTGTAGTGTTCCTAAGAATTGAAGCCCCCTGGCTGCACCATAGGCCATCGCACCGATGGTGCCAACTGCACCAAGTATCGTTGCCACTGTAAGCCCTATCTCAAAGGCTTTCTTGGGCGTTAGCCCAAGAAAGCCGGTGATTTTACCGGCAGCCCACAACAACACGGAAGCAATAGCAACCACTCCCAAAATAAAGACGGCCATTTGAGCAGACCACTTGAGTAGCTCTTTACCCTGTGAAGCCAAGCCTTTCATGGAAGGCATCTTGGGCATTTTAAGTCCCTTGCCAGCCTTACCAGCGGCCTTTCCTCCTGCTCCCGCAGCCGCACCAGCAGGGTCCATTGGAGGAATTACAGGAAGAACTTTGCCAGATTTATCCATCAAACCGGCTGCCATCGCTCCTCCTTGTGCTGCTGCTCCTCCTCCTGCCGCTGCTCCTCCCCCTCTTTTCAGAAGACCACCAATGAGACTGCCCGCAATACCGCCGCCAAGCCCGCCGCCCGTGATTGAAACAATAGAAGCAGCTAGTCCGGTTAAAATGCCGATAATCAATCCAAAGTGACCCAGCATGTCTATAATCCCGCCCAGGACTCCTCTAGACATGTGTCGCAATGTTTCGTTAATTTCATTTACGGTTTGGGCCATATCGGAGATAGGATCAACAGCCTTCTTTTCGTCAACAGCTATTTTTTGTTGTTCCGCGTTCATCTCGGTGAGAATTTCTCTCATGCCCTTCATGTCGCCAATAGCCAAAGCCTTTTTTATGTCAGCAGTGAAGTCTTTGCCTCCTGCTTCTTGGAGTTTTTTGGCTGCACCCAGAGCGGAAGCATGATAAACATCCATAGCCGATGAGTTTCGATCAAGCGTCATTCCCAACTCTTTGCCAAACGCAGACAAATCTTCCCATTGATCTGGCTTCAATTTGGAGACTACGTTTTCCGCAACCTGTTCCATAGAGGCACCGCTTTTCAAGGCCTGTTTGTCGAACATAGTCATGAATTCAAAACCGGTAGACATGAGTGTGTCTTGCATCTTCTTTTGAAGATCCAGTTGCTCCTCTGTCGTCAGGTTTGTGTTTTTCATTTCTTCTTCTAGTTCGGCTATTTGGTCACCAAGGCTCATAGAACCCTTCTTTATGGAATCGTATAGTCGTTCTAGTTCTGCTGATTCGATTCCATAGGCATTCTTCATGGCCATGTTGATACGCATCAATTCGTCTTCCGACATCGTGGCCAGATCATCGAAGGTTGCACCGAAGGACATCATGATGTTCTCCAAGCCTGTGGCAAATGCCGCCTTCCCACCTCGCGTTTGCAAAAGCGTACCCTTCGTAAGGTCGTACATCTTGCCGACACTACCGGCAGCCGCAAACAACAATCGTTGTGTTTCGGCACTGGCATCATAGAATAGCTTGGTGCTACTGCTGGCTGCTTCTAAGACCCTTTCCATCTGATCGGCAATGCCAAGCTTTTGAGACTCCGCAACCATCAGCGTAATCTGTTTGGCTGCCCCTGCGGTTAAGGTGCCCGCATTACGCATGTTTGTTAAGAATCTTTGGGAGCTTTGGACAGCCTTAAGGAGATTGTCTCCTGTGACTCCGGTCCACTTGGCCACTTCTCGAACACTTCTGTTGACTTGTGCCAATTCATTGCCACTGAAGCCCAACTGCATGTTCCATTCGTAGAGTAGGTCCGCTGTGGAGTGGGCTTCACTGCCAATCATTGTTGCCAAATTCAATCCGGTCTTGCTAACTTCCAGGCCTTCCTTTTGGGTGTTAACGCCTCTTCGGAGGTTTCGTATCCACTGTTTTTGGAATGTTCCTAGTTCAAATCCGGTCTGGGCTACAGCGGCTCCTGTTTCTGCAAATGCCTTCTGCATGCCCCGCATATCTTTTGTGATTCCTTTTGTTTCGTGGGCTATTTCTCGCATGTCACCACGAAATTCGGTTACGTCCTTGTAGATTCCTTGGAACAGCATGTGTACAGGGTCCATGCCACCAAGGACAGCTTTGCTTATGTCGTGGAAGATAACGGCTGTCGCTCTTTTGCTTTCTCTGGCTAACTCAGAAGTAAACCTCTTGGCATATTCGCGTCCATCAGCCCCTCCTTGACGGCCACCGCCGCCACCGCCACCGCCACCGCCGCCACCAGCACCACCACCGCCACGACCGGCCCCCATAGTCTTAAGACCGGCAACGCTTTTGAGCATATCATTAGCAGCATCCTGAATGTTGCTGCTGGCATCTTCTATTCCCGCTAAAGCGTTTGTGAAATCTTTGAAGTCCTTAGACTCTCTGCCCCGCTTGGCTCCGCGTCTGGTTTCTTTGGCTTCTTTCTGAATGGACTTGACGACTTTTTTAGCGTAGCGTTCGGAATTATCCATTTCGTCTTGGAAGTCATCCCGTATCTCTTTCATGATGTCTCGAATTTCTTCAAGCAGCCCTCTTCTCTTTTCTTCGGGAGGAGTTTCTTTCTCTCCCACCTTAGTTGCTTTTCCGCACTGACACATAAGAAGCTCTCTAAGAGCGTCGTAAGAATTCTCTAGAGTCTTTCCTATGTTGCCAAGACTGTCTGTTACTTCATGCATGGTGTCAGCCATTAGACTTCACCTCCTGGTGCGGGCCCTGGTCCTGGCGGTCCTGGTGCGGGTCCTGGTGGCGGCATTACCTCTCCAGGTGTTGGTGTTGGTGGATTCACCTGTTGTGCGACTTGTTCGTGGATTGCTTGCCTAATAGCTTCCACTTCTGCCGGATCAAATGTGGGACTTATTATGCTCATTACTTTAGCTATGAATTGACAGTCTAACTTTCTAATCATCTTGATCCCGCCCGACAGGTAAGTCCTGAAAGAATCAGTGATTCTTTTGTTGTTCATAAATGATTGGTAGACGAAACCCGCATTGTTGCAGTATTGCAGCAAGAACTTGATTTCTGGGAAAGTTAGGTAGTTAATATTCACTCCTCTAATTCTGTCTCCTGTCGGCATATCCATTAGTGAGTCTGTCACTATTACAAGAGGCCGGGGGTCGTTTTTCCAAAAACTATATGCAAAAGAAACTAAGTCTCCTCGGGAAATCCATCCTGGATCGGGATTTTCTGCGCGATTGCCAATCATGAGCCGACTAAGTCTAGGGTCTATGTTTGGAATCGCCATAATTCAAGTGAAGACAAGGAAGGGACATTTGAATTATTTATGCCCGAATCCTCAAAAATCAGGTGGGAGAATACGATCTTGTATTGTTCTGCACTGTGTTGGCATAATCAGTACCAGTCGTACTACGCATCTGGGTGCTTCCCATTGGATCGGTTTGGCGATCCAGTTCTGCGGCTCTCACTTCTCTTTCTGCTTCGGCACTTTTGATGAAGAAATTTCGCACTTCGCTATTGATGGCTTTAATAATAGTCTTTCCTGCTTTCTCTTCCGAAATGTTATCGGAAATCAAATCATCAAACATTCCTTCGATATCCAAAAGGTATGCTTTGCCGTATGGGTGTGTCTTCTCCTCCTTTTGAACACGATATGCTATGTCATCACCAATCTTGTAGATTCGCACTCCTTCGAAGGGCAATCTTCCTGAGGGATCTACGGCATAAATGTAGGGATCATCCTGATCTAAGAAGTTTTTGACTCTGACCCCTTTATCTGACAGGACCTTCTCGACGATACCCAGTTGCTTTTTGGCTTTTCGGGCCTTCTTGTCTACAAATTCACGAAAGGTACTCATCTATCTCCTTAACACGTTCTCATTATTAGGTCGTGTGCTGAATAAATGCATCGCCTGAGGACTTGTAGGTCGTTCGGGTTGCCTTGATAAGGAATTTCTTGAAGTCTCATTCCTTGCATGGCATTGGATGCATCTCTAATGGTCTGAACGCCCGCAGTTAAAAACAGACTGCCGTCACGTCGTTGCATGAATTCAATCTCATCTATTTGCGGAAAACCCTCTTCATCCTGTTCACCTGTTTCTTTCGCGAAGTAAATGTTCAGGTCGATCATTGGGATGATGTTTCCATCATCATCGATCATTGCTTCCGAATTGTCTGACTTGCGTGTTCGTACCACCAACTTGCCTTCGGTGTAGGCTGCTCTGAGACAGTTCGAAAGATCCCAGCCCAACAGATAAATTGTTCCGTCATCGCCCACCACATGAACAATGAATGCCTTGGTATCAAATTGTTTAGCGATGGATTCCACAACTAATCGTCTTCTAAGAACTTCCCTTTCCTCAGGACTTCCTTCCTGCAACCGTTTTTGCTCTGGCTCGGACAGGTATCGTTCAGGATCATCTTCTCTTAGACTCCAAGTGCCCAAAATCATATTGCCCCAATCGGCATTCATCCTAGTTGGCATCATGATCGAGTATTCTTCTTCATTGAAGATGATATTTTCTTGGTTGGGACTACTACTCACTTGTACGGCCCCTAACAACGATGCAACGAATTTACGATGCAGTTCACCCTTCCAGGCATAGCCAGACATTTGGATGAACTTGTTGTTCAGCGTAGGCTCAGACTCCATGACGCGGAACATGTGATCGGCTACGGTTGTGGCTGGATTGTTTCGATCCAATTGTTCTTTGATTGCCTTGCGAATTTCTTTGGAGGCTTTGTCAACGAGGGTGTTATTCTCTCTTATCAAAAGAATGTCCCAGTTGTCGTCCACAAACTTTCTTTGATAAGAATCAAGCTCCTCCTTTTCGTACCAAGGGGCCAAAGACTCTTTCATTTCTTGAACGTCGCCCTTGATTGAAAGTTTGAAGTAGCTTTTCTTCCAGACTTCAAAATCATCTTCAGCTTCCTCTTCCTCGGGCATATCGGGAGCTTGCGGATCTTGGCTAATGTCTTCAGGGGGTTGTTCTGGTTGTCCCATTTGTTCGGGAGGCATTCCCTGAGCCGGATTGGCAATATTCGGATCTGGCGGCATGGCCCCGGCACCATAAGGGTCACTTTGAGGAGTCATTCCAAAAGGATCGGGTTGCCCACCAGCCATGGGGATGTCTTGTTCAACGAGCCAATCGTCTAAGTTGTATTGTTTCATTTTCCTCCCTTCTTTTGGGCTTTTTCAATAGTATCTAGTAGAGATCTCTTGTTAAGGCCTCCCTGATCGTAAATGTTGATTGTATTTGAGCCGCCACCGCCCGTATTCTGCCCTTTGTTCAAATAAGCTTTTGACTCACCATAGGGCTGCTTCAGCTTGATGCGTGTTTTAAGTTCAGCAATTTTGGTCATTTTGTCGGCTGTATCTAACTTGTGTCGTACCAAATTCACCAGGGCTTCCTTGCTGGCATTTGAAGCATCCCCTCCATTGATAACCATTTCAGCGAATTCGTCCAACAGATCTGATGTTTGTTCACGGTCTTCACGCAAATTGGACATGATCTCATCATACATGCCCAGAAGATCCTCATCGCTAATCAGATCAAGAGAGCCACCAGGGGCAATTGTTGGAAGATTTTCCTCGGATTTAACTAGTTCATCCTTGTGCTTTGGATCTTTTTTCATGATACGATATATAGATTAGTAAATGCCAATTGTTAGGATAAAAGTGCCCGGCGACGATAAATAGGATGGGGAGATAGCATGTTACTATTTAGAGAATGGTTGGAACTACACGAAGCGGCTCCAGGTAAAAGTATGGGAACGATGCGACCAAAACCGGTGAAGTCGGGAGTGGGAGATCGAGACTTTGTTGCCAACACCAGTCAATATTGGGGTCCATCAGCCACATTCGGGCACAGGCCATCTAAGCTGCAAACGGCAGGAGAGAAGGCACTGGCTGCCCCCTTGGCGGCAGTCGGAGAGCGTTTCAGGAAGAAGTTGGGCCGCGACCCAGGACAGATCCCAACAATTACCTGGGAAGGAATCGGCAAACAATTCACGGATTTACACATCACGCTTGATGAAACGATGCCGCTCTTGCTTGCTGCCCATAGATCGCCTCAATGTCAACCGGGTGGGGAAGAAACCCAATGCGAAATCGCTTGGGATTTGATGGATGACTTCCATCCTACCGGCGAAGGTCGGGGAGCAAAGGCAAATGTCTTAAGAGCAAAAGAATTCATGACGAACGAACAAGATGCATATGTGGCACTGACGCCCGACCTAACGACTCCAAATGAACAGGACTTCGCTGTCAATTTTAGTCGGGCCATTATGCAAGCTCACATGTGTGATACTCTTGTAAAAGACGGGAATATGACCAAGGTAGATTTCAATCATGCCAAATGGACTCAGCAAATCAACGAAGCAG